CTCAAAATGGCCAAAGACATATTTAGATTTATTAACTTGTGGTGCAACTAATGGATATTCATCTTTGAAAAGATAAGGCAATAATAACATATCATTAAGTTTAGCCGGAGCATCGATAATATGAACATTGTTCAATTCTTTGAAAGTTTCCGCTGAATGGATTTCTCGATTATGTCTATGATATAAATCATGATTCCCTACTAACATTAATATTGGAATACCTAACGAGTTTAATCGTCTAAGAGCGTTAATTGAATAGTGTGCAGTCAAACTATTGATTGCACCACGATGTTCAAACCAATCTCCAAGAAAGAAGATACAATCAACATCATTCTTTGCAACTTGTTTTATAAACCATTCAATATAAGTTGCACAATCTATATTATGTTGAACTGAATTATGATGATTTCCCCAATGAATATCAGTAAACATTGCAATTTTACTGATTGATGAAATATGAATACCGTATTCTGTACAAATGTCAATGAAAGCAATATCATTACTCATTATCAAAGAACTCCGCATGTTTTTCGCGATAACTATCGTGTTCTTTTTCCATATGTCCAAGCGATGCATTTACTCCATTATCTAAAAGTAATGTATCTCGAATTTCGCGTTGTTTCTTTTCTTCTGCAATAACCATTAAGAAACTATGATAACAACATTGCGTAGTATAACTGAATGGATTACTAGATTTTTCAGGGTTGAATTTGAGACCGTTTTGAAGTAGATTGAGAACTGCATTGGAAATCATATCATCACGAATAGATGATAGATGAGCATAATTCTTACTCATTGAATAACGAGTAGCAATCTTCAAAAACATTTCGGCGAGTTCGGGTGTTACTCGGCCGAGAGCTTTAGCACGGAGCATTTCAGGCAATAAGACGGCATTGGTTACATAATGCCCTTCAGTAGAAGTTGCCTTTGGACGTTTGAATTTTGGAGGTTTAGGTGGTTTTTCTTTCTTTGTTTTTTGTTCTATCTGAGGTTCTAAAGCTGTTGGTTCTTCTAAAGGTGTATCGTTAGAATTAGGTTCAAAAATTAAAATTGATTTGGTCATTTGATTGGAACTCCCTTGTAAGGTTAGTGCTGTTATAAATGACCACTAATCAATTATATCACTATTTTGATATTTTGTGTAATTTTTTCATTCTTTGTTGAATGATAAATAGTTCTATACTCCAAAATAAGTGTGAATTAACAATATGTCATTACTAAACGAAACAGAAGAAGAATTCCTATTTGAAGCTTTGCCACCAATGCAGAATAAAAGAGTGGCGTTTATGATAGGCAGACTAAATCCGCCCACTCAAGGCCACTATAAAGTAATCAACAAAATGAAAGAGTTCATTCGTAAGAACCCTCATTTAGACATTGAAGCTAAACCTGTAGTTGTTGTGATTGCTGGCGAGAAGTCATCTTTAGATAAGAAGAAAAACCCCCTTACCGCTGATGAACGTATTACTTATATGCAAGCATCAGGTAAGGCTAACGGTGTAGAGTTCTTGACTTCTAAAAGTGCGTTCTTTGCACTTGGTGCTATTCGTGATGCAGGGTTCGAACCGATTGCAATTGGTGCGGGTTCTGACAGGGCTAAGGGTTATAAAGATATGTTAGACAAAGGCTTCAAGACTGAAGATGATAAGCCTATTGAACATATCATCATTCCAGGGCTTGATAGAACGGACGATGCGGTTGAGACCAAGAAAGCTGATAAGCAATCCGCTTTAGATAGAGCAATGGAAAAACTACATACGTCAGGGAACTTGAATGATGACGAGATAAGTGGTTCAGTTGCACGTCGAGCGGTAGAGCTTGGGTATGAAGACGAATTTGCAACTATTGTTGGTTTAGAACATAATAAGACACTTGCACGATTAATGTTCAAGAAACTTCAAAAGTCATTTGGGTTTACTGACGATAACGAAGGGGAATAAGTTATGACTTGGGATGCTTCTTTTCCACCAATCTATCCGACTAGTCAAATCAATAGACCTAATGGTCAGGCATATACTATTGAACAAGCAAGGGCTTGGCATGCGGCAAATAACGGCACCGGTTCTACGTGGGATGCAATAAAAAGTGACCTGCCTTCATTACCGAGCATGTCTGACTTGACACAGCCTTTCGAAAAGCTTGGTGAAGTTGCAAGTCAAATCAAATGGGGTGCATCTAAAATGATGGACAACATCGGTGACTTCTTTTCAGGCGATTCTAATACTCCAGGGCATATGATTTCTGGTGCATTAGGAAGTAGCGATGCTTTAAACAATATGATACCTCAATCGTTCAAATCATTGACTAACGGAAACTTTTCATCGGTAACTGAGAATGCTATCAAGGGAATTGGAGACTCACTCAATTTTGATAGTTTGAAACCTGGTTTTGTGGATAAGATTATCGGTTCGACTGATGTGACTTCAGCCTTATTGAGTAGCGGAATTGCTTCAGACGCAGGTGGTCCTAAACGTCAAGGAGTTGAGCTAAAGTCTATTACAAGTGGTGAGATTGTCTATTTCAATGTGACTCCAACTATTTCTGAAGAACGTGGTGCAATGTATGATGATGTGACACCTGCTCATCATCCTGGTTCGATGTTGAAGTATAATCATACTGCAGCGAGAGGTTGGTCTATTGGTTCAATCAAACTAATTTCACGAAACATTTCTGAAGCAACTGAAAACCAACGAGTGCTCAATGTATTACGAAGCTGGTTGATGCCATATTATGGTTATGGAACTGAAGCAGAGAATAGGAATATGTTAGGAGCACCACCTGACTTATTAGAACTGAATGCGTATGGCAGTAAGAACATTGGAAACATTTCAGTCGTTTTGACACAGCTAAACATTGATTGGCCTAATGATGTTGATTACTTACATACATCAGATGGTCAAGCATTTCCTGTTATTATGAACGTAAGCATATCATTGAAAGAAGCTTGGTCGCCACGAGAATATAGTGGATTTAGTTTAAGTGCTTACAAGAAAGGTGATATGAAAGGTGCTTATGATGGTTCGAGAGCAACTCCTTCAGCTGGAGAACCAACTGCTAAACCTGCAGAAACTCCAAAAGGAATTGATGCGGCACCAACACCAGCTAATTCTTCAGGTGTTACACCGACTTCACCAGCAGCTACAAATGCGTCGACTGCTAAGTCTGAAGCAACGACATCACTCGGCTCTTGGGGTAAAGAACAATTAGAACAAAAAGCAAAAGCAATCATAGAAAAGAATAGTTCAACCTCGACTTTGAAAAAAGCAGTTAGCACTTTAGGATTTTATGAAGGTAAAGATTTTGTAGACTCAGTCATAGACTCAGCAACAGCAGAAAAAACTATTCCTAAGGCTTTCAGTAGAGGTCAAAGTAATTAATGACAACATCAAGTGTTCAACAAAAATTATCACGATTTGTTCAAGGTGGTCTAACTGAAGTCGGTCCTATTGGTTTAGAATGGTGGGGTCGTTTCAATTTCCCAGTGGATGAAGCAAGTGATGTTCTCTATACTATCAATGAAACGACTGCTGGAAGATTAGACAAAGTAGCTTATGGGTTCTACAATGACCCGGGGTTATGGTGGGTCATTGCTCAATACAACTACTTATTAGACCCGTATGAAGAAGCTTTCATCGGTCGTGTGCTAACGATACCATCAAACGAACGAGTTCAACTCTTATTGACCCAAAAAGTTGGAGGAATAGATAGTGCTAGAAGTAGCGAAGCTATCCTCCCTCCATTAGTCCTATAATACATATGAGCATCCCAGCAAATCCATTAGACAAGTATAGGTCACATAGTATCCATTACATTATGACCGTTGCGAGTAATTCAGAAGCATTTCAACCATATCTAGCACCTAGCAAACCAGATGGGGTAGGGTTCCTAGCAAATGTTACAGGGAAGAAGCTAGGAGATGATATAGGTGGAGGTGTTTATCTACTTGTTGACTCAAGAAAGACATCAGAGTTCTCAATTGCTAATGTGACCTTTACTACTCTCGTGAATGCTTCAGGTGAATATGCTGGACAAACCCTTACTAATGAAGGGCTTATTCATATTCAAGTTGTTGACCCATCCGGTGTTGGGTTCTTCAATTACTTTAGATACCTTACTTTTGATAAGCTAAAAACGGATGGGAGTGGATTAGTCTTTTGTTTACATATCACCTTCATTGGACATACTGATACTGGAACAACTGAACATGTGTCAACGGTTGGTATTCCTATGATAATGGGTGGAGAGTTTACTTTATCAGAATACACAACTCGTGGTGCTGTTTATGATATGGGCTTTTGTGCTCAGACTATGGGTATCGGCCAAATGCCGCAAATGTCAGAAATACCAAAAGTTCTTTCTGTCAAGTTCGAAAACTCGTTACTTGGAACGGCTGTTCAAGCAATTGAAAACCAACTAAATGTTGCTGCACGTGAATGGTATCTAAAAGCTAATCCTGTTAGTAAACCTCGTGATGAAGCTGGACAACCCGTCGAAAAGAAAGATAAGACTGAAAGAAAAGGTCGCATCATTCGTTATATGATTACTATTCCACCTAATTGGTTCTATCTTACAGTATGTGCTACTAATGATAGAACTCCAGAAACCATCTTTTATGGAGACGGTTCAAAAGCGGCGGCTGAAGAAGAGTATGCTAAAGTTCAAAAATCGATGGAAGATAATAAGGCAAATAGCGGAGTATATTCATCTCAAATTTCTAATGACGTCAAACAAATCTTAGAAAACTTACTGAAATTGTGTCCTGAAGTTACAGGTATGGCTAGTCAAATATCAAAGGTTGATGAAATAACTAAATTCAAAATCAATCAATCAGTTTCTTCAAATGAAGAAGAAATGGTTATACATTTTGATGTAATACAGTATAAGATGCCAAACCCAGATGCCGACCAAAAGAAAGTAAGTGAAGGCACAAGAACCGGACCGGAACGAGATGCAAAAAATCCTGACGGTTCAATTGAATTTGACTATCTTTATTCAGGACATAATCCTGACGTATTAGACTTCAACATCAAAATAGATAATTTATTTGTAGGACTTGAAACATCATCAGGTGCGCCTTATGAAACAGGAAAAGATATTACAAGCCAATCTCAAAAGAAGAAAGATAAACTTTCTCCTGAAGTTGATAAGAAAACATTCGTTGGGAATCCTGGTAAAAATCAGCCTATGTATCTACCGCCAAAAACAACTACTCAACGTTCTAATCAGGCAGATGTTGCACCTACGAATAATCCATTAGCAAAAGAAGTATTTAAAAATGCGCAAGCATTTCATCAAACTTTGGCAGATATGCATTTTGCAATGGGAACAACAAGTGTCAAAATTCGAGGAAACCCTAACTTATTTTCTAACTTCGTAGTTGAAGCAATTGCTCCTGTTCCAAAAATTACTACTTCGGTCAAAGACTATATTGAAAATGGCGATGCATCTTATATTGACAAATTATCTAAATGGGAATACGACCCTAAGAATGAAACCGCTGCAACTGGAAATGGAAGTATTGTTCAAGCTCATCTTGAACATCGTAAGTTTGTTGAACGTCAAATGATTGATAAGAAGTTTTTAGGAGAAACCCAATTCGCTAAAGTGAATGTATATGGACCACGAGATTATCCATTCAACCAAGAAGGTAATGTAGATGAATACAAAGTCAAACTATTTTATGATGATTGGTATATGATACAATCAGTTGTTCATACTTTTAGCGGAAGTGATTTTACGCAAGAACTTATACTAATAATGCAACATAATTATGGTGCAATAAGTACGCTAAAGGCACAAGAAGGTGTGAATAATGCAAACTAATAAATCAATCCTAAATCGATATCAAAATCATTTTCCATTTATCACTAATGGTTTCGTGATGGATACGGACGACCCAAATCAAATGGGAAGAATGAAAGTATGGTGTCCAGCTTTAGATGGTGAGTCTTATAATATTAGCCAATTACCTTGGGCAGAATATGCAGCACCTTTTGGTGGAGTTACTAATGACTTCCCAGCTGGTCGAAATAGAAAAGCACCTAAAGGACCTGTACCTTATGGTTTCTATTGCTTACCTAAACTCAATTCTCAAGTGTTAGTCTTTCTTCTGAATGGTAATCCTAATCGAAGGTTCTTCTTTGCTGCGGCGTATGACTTACATCGAAATAGAGGACTACCTTCTGGAAGAAATAAGAAACCTGATGAAACAACAGTTGGCCCGTTTACCGACTCGTATGACCCTCTGGAACCTGCTTACTCTAACTTACGTGCAGCTTTCAATGGAGACGTAAGTAATCCAATCGCTCAAACTCGTGGGGTAAGTGAACGACAAGTTGCCCAACCAAAACTTCACCCAGACGGGAATGAAGGATATGCACCGGCAGCGGCTGACCCAACTGAGTATCTTGACCCGCAAACTTATTGTTGGGTAACTCCAGGTCATCATGTCATCACAATGAACGACACTGCTGATAACTGTCGAATAAGAGTCAAGACTTGTGAAGGCAATCAAATCATTCTTGACGATACTAACGAACGTATCTACATATCAACTGCTTCAGGTAATACTTGGGTAGAACTTGATGAAGACGGACACATTCATATGTATGGGGCAAAGTCTATCTCAGTGCGAGCAGAAGAAGACATTAACTTAGCGGCAGGTCGTAACATTAATCTTGAAGCAAAGACTGGTATCAACATCAAAAGCGAAGCAGATACTAGGGTTCAGGGTGGGAATGTACATATTAAAGCCGGAGCAACTCTTGCTGCGACAGGATGTACATTAGACTTAGTTGGTACAAAAACCCGTTTGACTGGTGACACAGTTGATATCAAAAGTTTGGGTTTATTTGCTATGCAAGGAAGTAAGATTACTGCGGCAGTAGAAACAACGCCAACCGATGCTGACAAAGACGAACGTATCTTACCAGGTGGACCCGCTGCAGCAGGTGAATGTGCACAAGAAGCATCGGGTGCATCTATTGTTCCATCGCATGAACCTTTCGTTAGACCCGCAAACAAAAATCGCAATTCGCATTATAAAGGATAATAAGTAAATGGCATTCAAAACTTTGTATCATGGCTTCTCTTCTAATAAGTGGATGAGCTCTAAACAGTTTGGTATCTCTAACTTTGAAGTAGTCAAGCAAGACTTATACAACCACATCTTTACTGCTAAAGGTGATAGAGTAATGATGCCCACGTTTGGAACTCGTATTCCTTTACTTACGTTTGAACCAAATGATGAGAATACTCGTAAGATCATAGAAGATGACCTTCGTTACGTAATAGAATATGACCCGCGTGTAAGATTGGTTGATATGCAAGTAGTTTCATTAACTGATAATAATGTTATCCTCGGTTTAGTCGATGTTTTCTATCTTGAGTTTGGAGTTCAAGATATGCTAAAAATAGAAGTCAAAACCAGTGCATAGGATTATCTTATGCTATTCCTAATAAATACAATATCGCATTTCATTCGCCGACACGGAATATCTAACTAACATGTCAATCAAAAACCTTTATCAAGCTGAAAGCTGGACTAAGATATATCAAGCGTTTTCGCAAATCAATTTTGCAGCGTATGATTATAGCACAATTAAACTAAGTATCATTGATTATATTCGCATTTACTTTCCAGAAAGTTTCAACGACTTTATTGAAAGTTCTGAGCTAATTACTTTAATTGAAAGCTTTGCATATGTTGCAGAACAATTAGCTTATCGAGTTGATATGTTATCGCATGAAAACTTTATTAGTACAGCGCAAAGAAAGCAATCAATTCTAAAGTTAGCGAAACTAATATCGTATGCACCTTCTCGCAATATCCCGGCTCGTGGTTTAGTCAAGATTACTTCAATCTCTACTACTGAACGAGTAATCGATTCCCAAGGCGTCAACTTAGCGGGGCTGAACATCATTTGGAATGACCCTAATTCTCCACTTTGGAAAGAACGTTTCTTCTTAGTCATGAATAGATGTTTGACCGGTAGCTTTGGACAGTTTGCAAGTCTTCAACAGATTGGCGATGTATCAATGCAGCTCTATACATTCAACAATTCTTTGAATACTATTCCTAATGGTATCTTCTCGTTCAATGTTGATACTGGAATCGAAACATTCCCAATGGAACTTGTGCCAGTTTTGTTAGACTCAAATGGACCGTATGAAAAGACTCCAGATGTCAATTCACAACTTTCAGTTATCTATTCAAATGATGGGCTTGGTGATGGTTCTGATTATACTGGCTTTTTGATGTATGCTAAGCAAGGTGTCTTGACCCGTTTGGAATATGTTATGAATGAAGCAATTCCGAATAGAGCGTTATCATTAGCTCCAATCAATGTCAATGATACAGATGTATGGGTTACACGAGTTAGTTCTTCTGGAGCAATCGAAGAAATTTGGGAAGAAGTAGAAACTTTAGCGGACCAAAACTTATCATTCAATATCATCAAAAATCGTAAAAAGTTTGAAGTAGAAACTTTAGAGAATGATGCAATTAAATTGATGTTTGGCGATGGCGACTTCTCAGATATTCCTGTAGGTCGCTTCTTCTTTTGGATGCGTCAATCAGCTAATAGAAGTATCGTCATTCCAACAAATAGACTTATCAATCAGCCACTTGCGTTTCAATATGTTTCTCCTACAACAGGTATGGCAGAAACATGTGGTATGACATTCTCGCTTACATCAACTATTCAAAACTCTGCTGCTTCAGAAAGTATTGAACATATTCGTCAATCTGCACCTTCAACATACTATGCTCAAAATAGAATGGTGAATGCTCAAGATTACAATACTTATATGTTGAAAGACCAATCTATTCTTAGATTGACTTCAGTGAATAGAACTTTTGCAGGGCAACCAAAATACATTGAATGGAACGATGCTTCTGGTCAATATCAAAACATCAAACTATTTGGCGACGATTTGACAATTGACTTAGCACTTGGTATCAATTCTCTTTCAACTGGAACAAGTACTTCAAGTCGAGGATTGATTGATGAAATCATTGAACCTCTTCTATCATCTACAGGTATCATCAATACGCTTGCACATATTTCTTCAACTGACCCACTTACATCAGGCATGGTAAGTTTGACACGACGTCAATTCATTGAAGATAATAGACAACTCTACTGGAATTCTACTGGTCAACGAAGTGCACTTCAAGAAAAGACATTGATACAGGGTGCAATTGACCAACATTGGTATGGAGAACCTCTTGACTTTGTAACGATAAGTGGTATTTCATATGCACGTATACAAGACCCAGGGTTACATCCAGAGGATGACGGGAAGATATGGCTAAACACTGTTGCTCGAACTATTGACGGTATAAACCCTTACATCCCTGGAGATGTTGGTTCAGGTCTTCAATCAGTTGCATGGCAATCTCAGTTCGGTCTTGCGTTCAATCGTCATACTCCTATTGTTGGGACTGACTTGACCTTTACTGGACAACTAACTTCTCGTATTTTAGTTGATGCATTAACATATGGTGCAGAAGTTATTACGATTGAAGTTGCTGCTAACGGTTCATTACTTCATGTTAGTTCAAATCTTCGTGGGTATATTGGCACAGGTGAGATGAACTTACCTTTTACTTCTGATACTATTGATTTTACCTTATCACAATTATCAACTGCAAGTTATCAAGTAATGCCAGGTGATGCAATCAAGATAAGTTATTCGCTTGACTTAGTAGCTGATGTTGGTCCGGGACCATATGCATTTACACTAGCATCAAGTAATGTGTCAACACTGAACTTACTCGGTCGTTGGGAATTGATTGATGGTATTGACCTTACTTCGGGAAATACAGTCAACCCAAACGTCCTTCCTTATGACCCGACTTTATACATATCACCTGGAGTAAGAAATCCTAATTCATGGCTAATATGGGTCAAAGCAACTCTCAATCCTATAACTCAATTGCCAACCAGTTTCACTGTCAATTTCCGTGAACTGAAGTTACAAGTATCAAGTCAGAATACTAAGTTTTGGTATAATGCCGGAGTTCAAATTATTGACTCGCAAACAAAAAATCGAGTATATGATACTATACGAGTATTGCGTTCTAATTTGAAACCTGACGGAAGACCACTTGGACATAATGAAAACTATGATGTAGTTGGACCAATAGTTGATAGTAATGGTATAGTCAATTTGCATGCTCTTGAAGTTATTCCATCGGATATGTTAAACATTGATACTTCAGGTAATACTTTGCCGGATAGTGTTCTTCAATTTGCTGAGTTTTCAGAAGCAGCTTCTAATGAAAGTAATTACTATGAATACTTTCAACTTGATAGTTCAGGCATCAGAGTTCCAGGAACAGAAATAAATGCAGCTAATATAACATTTGACCCCACAACTTACTTTGCTCCTGGAAGTTTTGTTAGTAATGCAAAAATTGGTGGTGTTTATTATGGAAGAACTCTAAAAAGAACGACACTTGACTTTATGTGGCAACACTTTACGCCATACGAAAACTTGATTGACCCGTCAGTGTCTAACATTCATGATACTTACGTTCTTACTCAAGGTTATTATAACTCGATTAGTAACTATGTACAAGGACGAACTTTAGTATTGCCGACACCACCAACACCTCTTGAATTACGTAATCAATTTGCAGACTTGCTTGATAACAAAATGTTATCGGATACTGTGGTCTTGCATCCTGGCAAGATTAAGTTACTGTTTGGCGCATTAGCTGAACCTCAGTTCCGTGCAAAATTCAAAGTTGTTAAAGCCATTACATCAACATTATCCGATGAGAAGTTAAAGATTGAAGTTCTTGCCGTTATCAACTCTTACTTTGGAATTGAGAACTGGGACTTTGGCGAAACTTTCTATGCAACCGAATTGTTCTCATTGATACACCAAAGACTTCCAACTGAAATTGCATCTGTAGTTCTTGTTCCAATTTATGCAGTGAATTCATTTGGTTCTTTATTTACTGTAAGTTCAGGACTTGATGAAATACTTCAATCATGTGCTCAGCTAAGTGACATTGAACTTGTTGCTGAATTGAATGCATCAGTTCTTAGACAAGGTGGATTGTAAAGACATTACTTGTCAAACTTTTAGCAGAAATATAAAAGACGAAATGTTTTTTAAGCATTTCGTCTTTTTTGCTTAAAAAGTACTGCCATATCGGTCGGTAAAAATAATGTGTTTGAAAACTAGTATATAAATCAATAAGTTACGAAGATAATGATAAATATTTTTAGTAATAAAATCAACTACTTAGAAAAAGACAAACCA